GGGAAAATTCCCGAAACAATACAGCTTTTACCCGCAGGCGAATATGTTGCAGGGCGCGACGGGCGGCGCTGGATTAAAAACAATCCGGAGTTAATCGCGCAAAAATCAAATGAGTATTTGCCTCAGCACATCATCGATGAAAACCATGCCACGGATTTACGCGCTCCGAAAGGAGAAGAATCTCCGGCAATGGGTTGGTTCAGTGCTATCACGGCAAAAGAAGACGGCTCCATTTGGGCAGCTGTTTCTTGGACGGCACGGGGAAAAGTCGCCTTAGAGAATCAAGAATACCGCTACATCTCTCCTGTCTTTACAGTAAGCGCCAATGGCGTAATAGAGTGCATCTTACGAGCGGGTCTTACCAATACACCGAATATTAATCTTCCCATATTAAACAGTACACAGACCGCGCCGGCGGATAATCCGGCAAAGGAGAAAGGAATGAATAAAGAAATCTGCGCGGCGTTAGGACTTCGTGAAGACGCAACGGAAAACGACGTGCTGACTGCGATCACTGCGTTAAAAACGCAGCTCAATAGCGCAAAGCCGGTAGACCTTACCGCGTATGCCCCGCGTGCGGACTTGGTGCAAATGGAAGAGCGGGCAGTGCGGGCAGAAACGCTGCTTGTAGAACAGAATGCCGCACAGCTGAAAGAGAAAGCCGTCATCGCTGTTGAAAAGGCTGTTACCGATCGCAAGATCGCGCCTGCAAGTAAGGATGCCTATCTTGCCATGTGTGCATCGGAAGAAGGACTTGCAAACTTTGCAAAGATTATGGAAAGCACTCCTGCAATTATACCAGCTGGTGTTTCAGCTGCAGCCGGTACGCCGCCTGCGAGCGAAACGCAGACGGAATTAAATGCGGAGGAGCTGAATATGTGTAAAGCGATGGGCTATACGAAAGAGCAATGGCTCAAGATTAAGGGGGGTAAATAATGATAATCAAAGATAGTACGCTGCAAGGCTTACGCACAATGGTGCGCGCCGAGTTCCGGCAGGCGTTTGATGCAGCAGTAAACCGTGAAGATTATAAGGAGTTGGTTACGATTGTAACAAGCAACACGAAATCAAACTCGTATGCATGGCTCGGTAGTTTCCCGCATATGCGCGAATGGGTCGGCGACCGTGTTATCAATGACATGAAGGAATTTGCCTACGCCATCGAAAACAAAAAGTACGAGGCAACGCTCGGCATTGACCGTACCGATATCGAAGATGATAACCTCGGTCAGTACCGCGTTCTTGCACAAACGCAAGGGCAAGAGACGGTCGACTTCTTTTGGCGGCAAATTGCAAAGCTCATTACCGACGGCTTTACCGCCTTGTGTTATGACGGGCAGAACTTCTTCGATACCGATCATCCGGTGTATGAAAAACCGGACGGCACCGGCAGCACCACCCAAACGTCAAACATCCTCGGTTCAGGAAGCGGCAAGCCGTGGTTCTTGCTCGACCTTAACCGCCCGTTAAAGCCGTTTATCATGCAGGAACGTTTTGCGCCTGAGTTTGATGAAATCAAAGACACGCAAAACGAAACCGTCTTTATGAAAGACAAGTACCTCTATGGTATCCGTTACCGCGGGAACTGGGGTTATGGTCTTTGGCAGCAGGCAGTAGCATCGAAAGAAACATTGACCGCAGACAACTTCCAAAAAGCTTACGGCATGATGGAAACGTTCAAACGCGACGGCGGTGATCCGCTTGGACTCCGCCCAACGCATCTGATTGTCGATGCTTCAAACCGTGCAGCGGCGGAATCAATTCTTTTAAAACAGAATTTAACCGGCGGGGAATCGAACATCAACTATAACCGCGTTAAGCTCATTGTTTGCCATTGGATGTAAGGGGTGAAGTATGGAAAAGACTGAAAAGACACTCGAACAGCTGGAAGCGGAAGCAAAGAAAGCGGCAGAAAACTTAGAGGCACTCGCTCAGAAACGGAATGACGCGGAAAAAGAACTTGAAAGCAAGCCTGATGATGAAAAGCTTAAGAAAAAGCTCGAAGGGATTGAAAAAGCTGTGCAGACAGCACAGGATAAACTTTTTGCAACGGCGAAAGCTGTAGAAGATGCGAAAAAGACTGCGCAAGAAAAAAACACTGGCGGAGATACTCCTGCTGAACCTTCAGGAGAAAAAACGCCGAAAAATCAAGGCGACGGCAATCCTGATAACAACGCAGGGACTGAAAATTCCAGCAGCAATAGCGGCGATTCCGGCACGAAAAAAATCCGCATTCGGTGCCGGAGTAAAACCGGCAAGCCTTCATACTTTCGTGCAGGCTTACGCTTCACGCCGGTTGATGCTGAATACGAAGTTACGGAAGAGGTTGCAGAAATCTTACAAAACGATCCGTGGCTTGACGGAAAGACGATCGGATGAAGTCTTTTTTAACTGCCGCAGAACTGGAACAGCGCACCGCGCGTAATAGTCTGCCGCTTGATGAAAACGGCAAACTTGATACGGCACGTATCGATCTTGCGCTGTCTGACGCAACGGGAATAATCGTTGCGCAGCTTCCGTGGCTTTTAAAAGATGCCGAACTTATCAATCCCATCCCTGCGCAGTTTGATGCCGCCTTTAAGGGGATGTGCGCTGACATTGCCGTACACCGTTTAACCGATGTGGTAACGTCAAGCGAAGATACGCGGGACTGGTATAAAGACAGCATAAAGCTCTTAGAAAAAATAGACCGCGAATTTAAAGGCGGACTATCCGGCCCGGATTTACAGGAAGCATCCCTTGTTATCGGGGGAGGAGCCGAAGATGCGAATGATCCGCGCTACTGGAAAAAGGGAGCGATAATTTGAGCGGCGCGATGGTTACCGTCGATCTCGGCAAAATCCAAAAACTGGCAGAGGTGCTCAATCATTCTGCGCTTTCAGCCTCTGACAGGCAAGCGCTGATGAAAGGACTTGGAGGAGAGATTGTCGAGCAATCGCGTTCAAGAATCCTTGAAACGCAACAAGACCCGGAAGGTAACCAATGGCAGGATTATGCCGCGTCCACGCTGCGCGGACTAAAAGCGAAAGGGCTTGAAGCGGTCGTTTCTCTTTTACACCGTGAAGGATATCTGCAATCTTCAATCGACGTGCAGCGCAAGAGCAGCTGGGATGTACTGGTCGGCTCTGTTATGGAGTATGCAGCCGTCCATCAATGGGGCTATAAACCGCGGAATATCCCTGCTCGTCCATACCTCGGATTAAGCACTGACGATATTGCCGATTTAACTGAACTTGCGGCACTGTTTCTTAAAGGAAAAATCGGATGACAGTAACGTATTTGGATATACGCGATGCAGTAGTTAAGCAGCTGCAAGCAGCATTCGCACACGATAAGCGGATAACCGTAAGCTCCCATCCGGGCAATTTTGATGAAGCGGAAATCCGCCGCCTCATGCAAAAGACTCCGGCGGTAATCACCTCTCTTGCACACATCCGCGATGAAGATGTTGAAGATGACTGCTTTATCGAGTTTGTCAGCTGGGTGTTATACCGCGCGGATAATCGCGACCGCTTGTACAACGGCGCTTTATCGCTTGTCTCTGCATTAGTCGGTGCAATTAAAGGACTGAATATTTCCGTTTCTTTCGGCGGCGGGCGGAGTATCAACGCCGAATGTTTGTACACCGGTTCGCTCGATAAAATCAATGCGACGCTTTGGGCGGTGCGGTGGAAGCTGCATGCAAGGGCAGTCAATGATGATGGCGTAATCGTGCTGCCTGATGATTTGGATTGGTTCAAAGGATACGACGCACATCTTACCGTTGGAAAACAAACGGCTGATGATGTCGTCAATCTGGAATGAAGGAGGAGAATATGGCAATCGCCTTTACACAAATTCCGGCAAACCTGTTAGTGCCGGGACAGTATCAGGAAATTGATAACAGCCTTGCCGGGGAAACCGGCGATATTAAGACCGCGCTCATTGTCGCGCTCAAAACCAAAACCGGCAAAGCGGCGGAAGGGGTTCCGGTGAATGTCTTGACTGCTGCTGCTGCAGCGGATGCGTGCGGATACGGAAGCCCGGCTGCCCTTATGGCAGAAGCGTTTTTATCGGTCAACAAAATAGAAAAGCTGTACCTGTTGCCGGTTGGAGAGCCGACAGCCGGAACGGTGTGGAAAAAAGACTACACCGTACAAGCGGCAAGTGCAGCAGCCGGAAACGTTCATCTCCTGATAAATGGACGCGGTATATGGGCTCCAGTGAGTGAAGGACAGAGCGCCGATAAAATTGCCGCAGCGATTGTTGCTGCCTGTAATGGGCTTGAAAATAATTCTGTTGAAGCGGCAATCGATAGCGGAGATAACACCAAGATTATTTTTTCTGGCCTTTATAAAGGCGCGTGCGGAAATGTCAACACGGTAACAGTGCAAAGTCATCCAGCGGGGGTAAGCGTAACGGAAGGCACGGTAACAGAGGGTACCGGGGTTGCAGACCTTTCAAAGCTGCCTGAATGGCTCGGCTCTAAACGGTGGAACTATATCGTCTTTGATTTTGACGATGAGGCAAGCATCAAGCTGTTAGCAGAAGAACTGGAAAGCCGGTACTCTGCAACGCGGCAAATCGGCGGGCGCGCCTTTATCACCCTTTCAGGTGCATTAGGAAGCGCAACGGAAGAAGGTTCTATCCTTGCGCAAGCGGCAAAGATCAACTCTCCGCATATCTGCCTTATCCCGCGCAAGAAAGATGATGCGACGCTTCCGTGTATCTGGGCTAGCCGTTTTACCGCTGCTGCCTGCCGCATTTTAGCGGATGATCCGAGTGCGAACACCAACGACACCAAAGTCAAAGGCTTAGCAGCCGATGGGGAGTACTCTTTTAATGAGCGGCAAAAACTCCTTGAAACAGGCGTTGCCACATGGCGGCTTGATCCGATGGGAACCGTCTTAATTGAGCGGCTGGTAACCAGCTACACGGAAAACTCAGACGGCGGAAGGGACACGAGCTATTTGGATATCCAAGTGGTTGAAACCGTTGATGCAGTTAGAACCTACATCAATGCGGAAGCAAAAAAGCGCTTTAAGAGCTGGAAGCTGGCAAGCACGGAGGAAAACTTCGGGGCCGGAGCAAAAGTAATGACGCAGGGTATTTGGCGGAGCTTCCTTGCGGATTTGTATCAAACCGTCTTTATCGGGCAGAAGAATTGGTGCCAAGACTTTGAAAGCTATAAGGCATCCCTTCATGTTGAAGTAAAGAAGGGCAGTAAAACACGGCTTGAGTATATCCATCAGCCGGTATTGATCGGGCAGTTCTTAATCGGAGCCGGTTTAAATCAATTCAAATAGGAATAGAAGATAGGAGGAAGTATGCAGCTATTAAAAGTATCGCGAGTCATATCAACGAGCTTAGGAGAATTGCCGCTCAAAGAAGGTGGGGCGACTTTTAAGCCTTCAAGCTTTAAGCGGGAAACGCAAGTCGGCGAAGTGCACGAAAACACCGGCTACGTGGAAACCCCGACCGCGGCGGAACTGTCATTGACACTGAACGCCGCCATTGATCCGCAAGCATTTGCAAATGTCTCCAACGATACGCTTACCATCATATTATCAGGCGGCAGTCAGCACTATATGCCGGCCGCGTGGGTAACGGAAGCGGTTGAGCTTTCTAAGGGAGAACTCAAAGTTGTATACAACTCGGCAAAAAGCCAGAAGTTGACATAAGGAGGGGAGAGAGCGATGAAGACCTTTTATTTAAAGCATCCGGTTTCACTCGGTGAAAGAACCATTACAGAATTAACCTTACAAGACCCACATGTTCGTCATCTTATGCGCACCGATGCCTACGGAGTTAATACCATTGCAGCAGATGTCGCCCTTTGTTCTGCGCTTTCAGGGGAATCGGAAGCGCTATTGGCAAATCTGCACATTGAAGATTGGGCGCTTATCCGTGTTGAACTGCAAAAAATATATGCAGTCTTTTTCGGAGTGAAAGCCGAAATGGAAAACAACGCAGATGAGCAAAACCCTACCAAGGCAGCGGATTAACCGCTGCGGAAGTTCAGCAATTCATTTTTGAAATTGTAACGGAATTGATGTGCATGATGCCGTCGCTGCCGTATGAGATTATCCTTGATTTTTCATGGCTTCAATTAAAAAGATGGCATACGGCAGCGGTACGGAATACGAAACTATTACGGGGGATTACCTAAATGGCGGACGTTAAAGCCAGCGTTTTACTGACATTAAAAGACTTATATTCAAAAGAACTCGGTAAAATGGGAACGGCAACAAAAAAGTTTTCTTCCGATACACTTGCCGCAGTCAATAAAATCGATAGCGTATTCTCCGGGATGAAAACAAAGCTCGGAGCCATCGGCGTATCCCTTTCTCTTGGAGCTGCTTCAAACCAAATTATTGACCTTGATGCCCGCCTTACCCGTATGGGTATGACTGCCGATGCTTCTGCAGAACAAATCAATACACTAAAGCAGAAAATCTTTGAAGCAGCACAAGACCCGAATATCAAAATAGACCCGTCAAAAATTGTCGATGCCCTCGATGTCGTTATGACAAAAACGGGCAGCTTAGAATACGTCGAAGCGAATATTAAAAATATCGCAGTTGCATTACAGGCATCCGGTGCAGCCGGTGAAGAAATGGGGGATGTATTCTCTGAATTTCAAAAAAAAGGGTTTGCAGCTGCTGAAATCTCCCAACTGATGGACGATTTGGTAAAACAAGGAGATCAGGGAGAATATACGTTTCAAAAATTTGCAAAAACGGGGAAGGCTGTTTTATCTTCATATTCTACGATAGGAAGTACCGTTGAAGATGTAAAAAAATTAAATGCCGTTATGCAGATACTTGTCGCAGATACAAAAAATGAAGAACTTGCGGCAACCGCTTTGGATGCCGTTATTGCAGAACTTTCCGATCCTAATAAACAAGAAAAGCTGGGGATTATTGGTGTCCGCGTCCGTGATAGTGCCGGAGAATTTAGAGACCTTGCCGAGATTATGGACGATGTATTGGCTGTCGCACAAAAAGAAGGCAATATCGATTTTTTATCGGAAGTGTTCGGCGTTACGAGTATGAAAGCGGTACGCGCTTTTCAAAACTACGGTAAAAATTATAAAAAATTAACAGATGACTTAGGAGATACGACCGGTGCCCTTGAAGCAAAATCTGCGCGCATGGCAGGAACAATGAAGGCAAATCTCCAAAACCTTCAAACAACGTTTTTAAAATTTGCAGATACAAATTTAGCAAAACCCTTAGAGCGGTTAAATGATTTACTTTCGTATCTTTCAGAAAAACCTGAACGGTTGGAGAAAGTATTTAACACGATAAAATACGGACTTGGCGCAATCGTTGCCGTGAAAGGACTCGCAAAAGTATCGGGATTTATCGGCTCTATTTCAGGCGGTATTAGAACACTCACGGGCGGCGGTATGCAAGCGGCACTCGGCGGAGCTCTTCCCGGAAATGGAGCAGGGGCCGCAAGCGGTCTTCCGGTATTTGTTACAAATATGGGACAAGGCGGTATGGGGGCTTCAAACGGTCTTTCTCAAGCTGCTTCAGGCGGCGCTGCAGGAACACCGACGCTTGGAGGAATTATGGATGCCAATGCGCGGAACTTTAGAAACGGCGCTATCCAAATGGGTGTGCTGCAAACCGTTACGACAGGGATGGTGAAAACACTCGCTGCTATCGATGAGGTACGTAGCATCAATGCCGATACCTCTTTAAGCGGTCAAGAGAAAGCACAGAAAAAAGGCGGCGCAATAGGTGATGCAATCGGCACAACAGTCGGCACGGGGCTCGGTGTTGCCGCCGGTGCTTTTGCTGCCGGTAAAATTGGAGCCGCAATCGGAACATTTATTGCTCCCGGCATCGGTACGGCAATAGGGGGTGCAATCGGTATGGCTGGAGGTGCCTTTGTCGGTTGGCTTGGCGGTAAGCTCGGCCGAACCGTGGGAGAGAAAATTGGCGAAGCTGTCGGCAAGGATGAAGTCATTCCTGAAAGCGCCGCGGTACGAGAAGAACTTGAATCGGTACAGCAACTGCCTGAAACACCGGTAACGGCAGAGCTTACCGGCAATGCCGTTATGGATCTTAATATCAATCTTTCCGGTGAGCGGCCGACCGTTTCTGCAAAGGTGCAGCGGAACTCCACGCCGTTTCAGTATAATACCGGCCGTATTCAGGAAGCAAGGGAAGCGTTTTAAATGATCAATAACTGGGATGCGTCATTGCCGGCACCTTTAAGCGAAAACTGGCGGATGGCGTATGGAGCGGTAAAAGGAGACGGGGACAATCGTTTCTCTTATCTTACAAGCGACACTCCGGCACAGACGAGCTATCAAGCACCGCATAAAGAAGCGGTTCCTTTTATTTATGAAAGCCTCAAGGTTTCAGGCGGCTCAAGCGTCGATACTGCCGAATATCCTTTTTATGGGCTTTGGTCTTCAATGTCGTTAAACGAAAAGCCGCAAGCGATTACCGTTTCAGGCTTCATCCGCGGCGATGAGTACATTAAAAATCGCAATGCGCTTGTAGAAGCCGTGCGCATTACAACGACAGACGATGAACCGGGATATTTGACCCTGCCGCTTTGGGGACGTTTTCCGGTTATCGTTATCGACTGGGATATCGAAGAGTCTGCAAAAGAACTCGGACAATGCAAGGTCTCTCTCACCTTTACCCGTGCAGGCTATCCGGTACAAAACCGCTGGGAATTTTCCGGCTCTCTGAGTAAAACGATTCCGGAAGCAGCGGATGCGGTAAAGAATGCCGCAGAAACCGCTTTTGTACAATCTTTGAAAAACAACCTCGATGAGCAAACGCTTCTTAAATCGTTTAACCTGATGCGTGTTTCCGTGCTGCAAGCAGTTGGACGGATTCAAGGCGGCTTTCAAAAACTCAACGAGATAACGAATGCGGCCGCTCAAATCACTAATCTTATTGCACAGGGAATCCGCAGTCCTAAAACACTCGCCCTTGCGTTATTTGGTGTTGCCGGAAAGATGGTTGCAAGCGTGTTAGAGATAAAGAATGCTTCGGAAGAAACGACCGCATTTTTCAGGATTAAAAACAATGAAAAGAATTTGCTTTTCTGCCTGCTCCCAGCCGATAAGTACCGATTGCTGACTGAAGCAGTAACGGCTAAGCAGATTGCGACCAAGCAAGCGGCGGAAAATTTATATAAAACGATGGCGCTTTACACAGCGGCGCAGCTGTTACCGGAAATGCCTGCGCAATCGTATAACCGCACGGCAAACCTCTTTGCACTCTATGACCGGCTCGAAAAAAGTATTGACCTTAATGATCCGGCCGTATACGGCGCCGTACAGGAATTGAGGCAAGCGCTGTCTCAAGAACTTGCGGCAAAACAGCTTGCGCAAGAACTTTCTATCACATTAGAACGCGGTATGCCGCTTTTAGCCTTAGCGCAGTATCTCGGTGCAGAAGAGCGAATCTTACGCGCATTAAACATTATTGAAGACTCATTTGTCATACAAGGAGCTATCCGTTATGTCTAGCATTGTTATTAACGTTGTTCCGGCAGGGAGTAAGGTCTTTAAGCAGCTTCAATGGAACCGAGTGCATATTAAAAAGTCGCTCGATGAAATATGCCATAGTCTTACGCTTGAACTGCCGATTAGTCAAAAAGACCTTCTGCATAAACACGATACGATAGAAGTCCGTTTTTATAATAAGCACATTACGCATAATAACGGAAACTTGCGCGTTACCACCGTTCGTATTGATGAAATCACCGATACCACCGATTCAGGGCGCAAATATATTACCGTTCTCGGTCGCTCTCCTGCCCGCGATATTATCGATTCAACGTGGACGGGAACCACGGATAGTGCAACCTTAAAACAAATTGTGATATCAATCGCCGGAATTTTTGGCATTACAGTACATCAGTTGCCGCAAGGGAATGACTTTACCGAAATGGTGCCATCTTTTGCATGGAACTGTGAATCACCTTGGACGCAGCTATTAAATGCGGCGGAGAATCAAGGCTGCGTGCTCACCTCAAATGAAGCAGGCGATTTATATCTTACAAAAGGTGGGCGCGATGCGAGTCAATGGCATTTTATTTTAGCGGAAGGGATGAATATAAAATCAGTAGAAACAACAGAATCCGGCGAGGAGCAGTTCCATGAATATGTTGTCGTTTCCGGAACAGCGCCGAATATTGTGAAGGGGAATGCCGTTGATCCGCTTTGTAACAATAAGCGTATTTTAACGCTGAACCTTTCAGATTTTAAGCTCGACCAAGAAAAGGCAAACCGGCGTGCGCAAATTGAATTATACCGGCGCAGAAGACGGACGACAACGGTAACGGTTTCCGGCTGGGGTTTAACCGATGCGCAAATCAAGAGCTTTGAAACGACCAATAAAAAAGAACTGTTCTTTAATCCGAATTTTTTAATCCCCGTTTACATACCTTCCGCCGGTCTTGACTGTACTATGATGATAAGCGAGGTTGAATACCGTGCAGAACCTTCCGTCTTTGACTGCACCATCAGCCTTGTTAATCCTGAAGTATATATGGGAAAAGAGGGAACTGTGTTTAAGGATAAAGAAAGCGGCTTAAAAGGGAAGAAATCATCGCTCCTTGAGCAAGTTGCGGAACGGCACAATATTACTCCTGTAAAGGCGCGATAAAATGAATGCGTCCGATATCTATGCAAAAATCAGAAATATCTTTAATACGGCAGCTTTAAAAAGCCGTGATGATAAAAAGATAACGGTTGAAACCTCCTTTGGGCGAACAGTCGAAGCCGAAGAGTTATTCCCTTACGGTTTTTGTGCAAAAGCAAAAGAAGGAACTACGATCGTATTGGCACAAGGCGGAAATGCTACGGCTTTTATTGTTCTGCCGATATGCTCTGCGGAAGGTGCTCCTGAGTTACAAGATGGGGATTCAACCCTTTGGAGCAAAGACGGCGGCTTTGTCATTGTCCGCTCCGATAAAACGGTTGAACTGAACGGCACGGAACACGGCGGTCTTATCAAAATAGCGGAACTGAAAAAAGAGCTTGAAAAAACCAATGCCTTTTTAAAAGCCTTCGTACAGGTGTTACAGGTTCCGGTTACCGAAGCAGGAAACGGCGCTCCGTCAGCATTTCAAACGGCGTTAAAGACAGCGTTAAGCTCCTTGCAGCTTGCCGACTTTTCGCAGATTGAAAATACAAAAGTGCAGCACGGCGGCAATTAGCAACAGAGCGGCACAAGTATCTTAGGAAGGTTTTTTAATGGATAGCGGTAAAACGATACGGCTTGAAAACTGGACGGATATACGGGAACTCGTCGCGATGAGTATCGGCACGGATAAAGGGCGTTGGTGGGCGGATCCTACTTTCGGCTCCGAATTATGGATACTCAAGGAAGAAGGAAAACTTGACGGCACCAGCGCCGGAAAGGTGCGCTCCTGTATCTTAGAGAGCCTTGCGTGGCTTAAAACGGACGGTTTAGCCCGCTCGATTGCATGTACCGCCGAGCGCACCGGCAAGAATGAAATCCGCTATGCGGTAACTGTTGTCCAGCCTGACGGAAGCTCGGTATTTATAAAGGATGTATGGTATGGCATTGGTTAGAGAATCCTTACCGGTCTTACTCGACCGTATGTATAGCGCATATATGAGCCGCTTTAAGCCGCTCGATAAAACCGCTCGGCATAATTTGATTCGGGTTCTTTCAGAAGTACAGGCGGGGATGTATCATCAGCTCCTTGGCGACCTGTCATTTTTAGCCGATCAGCTCTTTCCGGATACGGCAACCGGCGACTATTTGCGTATGCACTGGTCTGACCGGGTACCGCCTTTGTATGCCGTCGCTGCTATCGGACAAGCGGAAATCAAAGGCGTTACAGGAACGGCAGTACCGGCGGGACTTGTCTATACCTCCGCTTCCGGGAAGCGCTATTTTACCGATACTGCTTTCAAAATAGACAGCACCGGGAAAGCTGTTATCTGGCTTCATGCCGAACAGGCAGGCGTCGCTTCTAATCTTGCCGCCGAAGAAAAGCTCAAACTTTCCTCAGCGCTGCCCGTCGGTCTTTCCAGTGAAGCGGTGGTACTAGGCGGCATCAAAGGCGGTGTTGATGCTGAAAGCGATGAAGAATACCTTTCACGGGTACTGCTTGCATTACGCAATACTACCCGGTACGGCAAAATCGGAGACTTTGCAGCATGGGCGGTTGACTCCTCAGCCGATGTATCGAAAGCCTTTGAGTTTAAAAATTTCGGTGTATTCGGCGCTCTTTTGATACAGGTTATCTCAGGAGATCACTTTCACGGTATCTCACAAGTAGGGAACCTTTCAGTCGTTACCGCATACCTTGATTCCGTCGCTCCGCCGGTTCTGTATACGGTACGTACACCAACCTTGCGCCCTATCGACATGACGATTACCTTACTTGCTACCGAAAGCAGCACCGAAAATCACGGCATCGTCGAAAACCGCCTTAAAACCTATCTGAATGCGACTGCTCGTCCCGGTGTTCGGTACACAGAAGGCAGCTTCCGCGATGCGATTGTAGATGGGGTAAAAATCAGCTTTGCAAGGGTGGAACTTGCCAACGGTTCTGCCGGAGAATTTACTACAACCATACTGGAATATCCGGTATGGGGGACGGTGCGCTTTGCCGTTAAGTAATCTCCTGCATACGCAAGCTGATTATGCCGCTGCCATTAAAAAGCTTTTTCCGCTTGGTGTGTACTGGGATGCACAGTTTGATGATCCTGAAAGCGACCTCTCTCAATGGGTCGAAGCTCAAGCAGAAGAACTCCACCGCTTCAAAAGCCGCTTCCCGCATCTGATGCAGGAAGCTACCCCCAAGACAGCAGATACCACCATAGACGACTGGGAGCGAGTCCTGCTCGGTTCAGTCTATCCACACTTACCGCTTCAGATACGGCGCTCACTGCTTTTAAGCAAGAGGCGCGGGTTTATAAACCGTTCGGTTTTGCAGAAAATGGCTTCACTGTACACGGCAACAATAAAGCGCGCTTATTATCCGTACCGCTCCGCTTTTTTCGGTCATACCCGTATCGGTATCAATAGAATGTGTTCTCCCGCATCTTTTTCCGTGTATTTCATTGAAGCGGAAATCAAAAACACTGCGTTAAAAGCTGACTTTGAGAGGGCGATAAAGGATGCGCTTTTAGCAAACATGATTATCTATTTTTTCTATACTTAGGAGGAATTTCTTTATGGCTGGAATGTATCCTGATAATCAGGAACTTAATATCTTCGGTGAGAAAGTCCAATGGCCGGGCGTTGACTCATCCGGCAAATTCTCAAACGGCAGCTTCCAAAACCCGCTTGAAAAGCCAAGTTTTATCCCGGCGGAGACTATCAATCTTATTTTGGACAACCTGTCGGAGCTGATAACAAAGCTCGGCGGTACACCGGATAACACCTCGGTTGACCAGCTTGCGAAGCTGTTTACCGTCGCTGCAACCGCAAACACCGGTATTATGCGAGATGCTTCCGGCCGTGCAAAAGTCGCAGCGCCTAAAGCTGATGATGATATTGCACGCAAAAAAGAAATCGACGATATCCTCAACGGTGTTGTTGCTCTTAAAAGACTCACCGTCGAAGGCGATATCATACAAAAAGGCGCGAACAAAATCACACACGCGGAAAATGTGTACACTAAAAAAGACATGATATATCTGCGCGAAGGAGCGGTGACTGCATTAGCGAACAATGCACTTGCCGGTTTAATTGCCAACCTTTACGACGGCGCAAAGAACGGAGTTCTTGCTTTTGATAAAACTGGAACGGCGCGCGTCGGAGACGAGGGGGATACGCAGCCGCTCGCGACACGGGCGGAAAGTTCAGAAATGAGAGACGGTGCGGTTGTGTGTTGGAATGGTGGGAAGCAAAGATTGGAAACGCAACGAGAGCTAGCAACTTTCGGGATTTGTACAACCCAAACAAATACTATGAATAAAACGGTTGCTATTAATGGCTTTGTGCGCCAAGCGGGGGCGCATTTCTATGTAAAATTTAATAACGATGGGGGCGGTACGCGCAATGTATATAACTTAACTCTCAACGTGCATAATGGCAATAACTATACAGGAGCCGCACCGGTGTATGTCGGTAAATTTCAATGCGGCATCGGTGCAATAAGTGCCGGCTGCACATACGAGATTCTTTTCGACGGAGAGCATTATGTTATTTTGAATTCCGACATAGTTGCGCAAGAAATAGGCAAAGATGCAAGTTATATCAAAAAAGGAAACGGTTTGATTAAGCAGTGGGGTCGTTTCTATGCGGCCGCATTGCGGGCAACCTTAACAATGCCCATAGCCTTTAACTCATGGAACTCTTACACCGTCGTAACGGGAGAGGCAGCCTATTACAATAATCTCAATGACACAGAAGGGTTCGATTTGTGTGCGGGAATTAACAAGCGGACTGATAAAACTATAGAATTTTCGATTGCCGAAAGTACTCGCGAAATTCACTGGTTTACCATCGGATCTTAACCGAACGGTTTGATTAAGCCGTGGGGAATATCAAATTCCCAGATCGTTACTTATCCATTACCTTTTAGCTGATTGGATAAGTTGATAGTTTTTGCAAATACACTTACGCAGGGATAGGAGTCCCCAACACTTCGTATGTATTGGAACTCACAGCTGTAGTTCGCTATGGGCTGAACGGTTTTACGAAAGGGAATATGAATTATGCAAATATCGTTTTTATTAGTTGGGAAACAAGGAGAATTTAATCGATACGACAACCAGCGTTATGGCAAAAACCTACTGCAAGCCATCTGATAATCGGACTATACATATGGAGGTACTATATATTTTTTGTAATTCGTTTGCATAGTGTGCAATTGTTTACTGGTTTATATTCTCCGGTTTTTTTACGTTTTTTCTCCGGCTGTTTCAGTCTTGGATTGCCGGATGCCCTGTTAGGTTCCGCATGGCCTGCGATGTATCGGGAACTTTCAGTTCCTGTTTCTTATTCAGGCGCTATTTTTATGATTATTGCAGGCGGCACTATTATTTCCAGTCTGCAAGGCGATCGGCTGACAAAGGCTTTCGGCGCCGGAAAGGTTACGGTCGTGAGTGTTTTGATGACGGCTATCGCTTTGTTTGGTTTTTCGGTCAGCCATTCTTACCTGATGCTGTGTTTATGGGCAATACCGTACGGACTTGGCGCCGGCAGTGTTGATGCTGCCCTTAATAATTACGTAGCATTGCATTATGCAAGCAGGCACATGAGTTGGTTGCACTGTATGTGGGGAGTGGGAGCTTCAATCGGTCCGTACATTATGGGGGCGGTTCTGACCGGCGGACAGCCGTGGACGATGGGCTACCGATATATCGCTGTGCTGCAAACCGGTTTAACAGCCGTACTACTAGTGAGCCTCCCGCTTTGGAAAAAGCAGAAACCGCACGGTACGAGCAATAAGGACGAGAAAGCGCTCCCGCTCCGGCAGATAGTTGCTATTCCCGGCGCAAAAGAAATTATGCTTACCTTTTTCTGTTACTGTTCTATAGAACAAACCGCAAACTTATGGGCAAGCAGCTATCTTGTGTTGAATAAGGGGCTTCCGGCAAAGGAGGCGGCCGGACTTGCGAGTCTCTTTTTTATCGGTATTACTGCGGGGAGATTTTTAAGCGGTTTTTTAACATTCAAATTAACCGATACGCAGATGATTCGGCTTGGACAAGGCGGTATTGCCGCAGGCGTTGTGCTGCTGTTTCTTTCGTTCGGGAAAACACTGATACTGCCACTACTCGGTTTCAGTCTTATCGGCTTTGGCTGTGCACCGATTTATCCTTCGATTATCCATGCAACGCCTGCACAATTTGGCGAAGATAAGTCCCAAGCAGTGATTGGAGTACAAATGGCTTCAGCGCATACCGGCACCTGCCTAATGCCGCCGCTGTTTGGTATCCTTGCAAATCATATCGGCATCACACTGATGCCGCTTTATTTAGCAATTCTTTTAATAGTGATGATTTTTATGCATGAAAAAATGCTCACGAAAACGGCGGCATCACGGAGATGAACCAGAACCTTTACCGCGCCACGGATGGCGCTGGTTCCG